TATTGATCCAGATGTTGCTGAACCCAGTGATGGTGAAATGATTGAAAGCCACCTTCAACCGGTTCCTCCATGTAGCGGTGATGAGAAAATATTAATTGCTGGAGCCATGAAAAATGCTCTTGGATCAAATATAAATGTTGTCAAAGAAAAAATATTAGAACTAAACAGGCTTATATCAAAAACATTGGTTTTAAGAAATGAAATTGAAATTTTAATGAAGCCTGTCGAGGAAAATCAAAAGGTAAATTTTATAATAGATCAATTAAAAAAAATAAATGAAGATATTACTGAAAACAGTTTGATTAAAAAAGTATATGTTAACAAAGACGGTAATATCACAATATTGACAAAAAGACTGCATACCGAGAAACTCGATGATGATACAATAAGGGATGTCGGTGAAATGCAGATAATTATAAATTCCAACGCAATATTAAGCGAAACCGTGTTTAATAATCCGACAACACCAATTCATATATATAATTTAACGCATATTTTTGAAGATGATGATGGTGTGTGGGCCGGTGGTCATATTCCACACCAAGGCGAACCTTGTTTTGGGCATGTTTTTGAACAACTTGATATAGCGTTAAAAACTAAAAATATTATGATGGCTATTGAACTTATTATTAAATATATAAGAAATCCCGACACACATGATGGTTGGGGTTGCAAAATTTTAGGGTTTCCTGTAGTAACACCCGAGACCGCAGGAACCGATAGTTTTTAATGAAAAACACATTAGAAAAAACAACATACACCTTATTGACGCCTCCGGAGACTAAGATTCCTCCATCAATAATTTTTTCCAGAACTGCGCTTAAATGGATTAAAAATCTCATTAAAGCGCATTCTGGAGAAGTTGGTTTTTACGGTGTTGTTGATACGCTTGAAGATTATACATTTTTTGTGAGAGATATATTTTATCCAAAGCAACAACTTGTATCTGCAGCTACCTGTGAAATAAGTCCTGAGGGTGGAACACTGATAGCCGAATGGCTTATAGCCCACGAAAGGTCTGAAGACATTGGGAGAATGATTCTGTGGGGTCACTCACATCATTCAATGGGAGTAGGTCCTTCTGGACAGGATAATACACAGGCTTTGGATCTTATGAAAACTACAGGCAATCATCTTATAAGGATTATTGTCAATAATGAAGAATTAATCGGAATATCATTTTTCGATTTTGAAAAACAAGTCAGGTTTGATAATGTAAAATGGGAAGAAGAAAAAGAAAACGATGACGCCTTTCTTGCTGAAAAATTGCAGGAAATAAACGCCATGGTTAGTTCCAACCTTACCACAAAACAAAAACTTGATGCGATTAACAGAATAACTTCTGAAGATCTTGAAGAAAAAGTAATAATAGCAAAAATAGAAGAACTTAAAAAAGTCAATATTCCAGCTGATACTTGGCCTAATAGTAAAAACTATTGGGACAAAGATCATACTGATGACGGTTATGACTATGGTGGTTATGGAAAGTTTCATGAAAAAAATGCCAATAGTACAAATCATAACGTCAGACAATTGACTTTTTTGGACAAATTCAGCCATGTAAATAATACTAAAAGAAACAAAAGGGCAGGAAAGAACAATACTCGTGTTATAAATTCAAATTCCTATCTTGATGATTCAAGAGCGGAAGTTGAAGAAATAATAAAAGAATTTGAAGGTGGCGTACTATGAACTTTACAAGACAAATAAATCTGCTCGACCCTGAGCAGATAAAGGATAAAAGTATTACCGTGATTGGGGTTGGCGCTACCGGATCATATGTAGCGTCACTCCTTGCTCAAATGGGATGGGGTGACTCAACTCATTCGCAAGGAAGATTACGAGTGTTTGACGGAGATATAGTTGAAGAACATAATTTGGCAAACCAGATTTATGAACCAGACCATATAGGAAAGCCTAAAGTCGAAGCCTTGAAACAAATGATTCTAAAAAAATGTGGCTTTGAAATAGAGGCTTATAATCAGATGGTTGATGACAAAACCGATTCTGAACTTATCCGGAGCACTTATGTATTTATGTTGACTGACACAATGAAAAGCAGAACAGAAATCTTCGAGAAGCATTTAAAATTTCCATTCAATACTGATTTACTGGTGGAAACAAGAATGGGGTTACGGGATGGTCGGATCTATTCCTTTAATCCAAATAACAATGCTCATGTAGAGGATTGGAAAAAAACACTGTATTCGGATAATGTCGCAGAAGCGTCCTTATGCGGTGGGAGTCAGTCTATAGTATCGACGGTAGGATTTTTAGCAAGCCTTGCTGTCGGAAGAATATTACAACATTTCAACATGAAGTATGGAAACGATAACATTAGACCAGATAAAAATCAACCATATATCCAGTGGAATGAAGCACAGTTTTCACTGTATCCGGAAACCTTTTATTTGAGATGTTTCGGTGAAGAACCAGTGTTGGCAATGTGTTCCTGATGTGACAATAATTGAAGTAGTAGGTATTTTCTTAGGATTTTTAAAATGGCAACGATTATAGCTACATTAGTACAGCTTGGGACTGAAATTCAGTCCTTTGCAGTAGAGTCGGGTTCAACTGTCGGCGACCTTTTTGACCAGGCTGGCCGTGATTTTAATGATGGAGAGGTATCACGAAACCAGCGCCTTGTTTCTGAAGGTGAATATGTTTATAGTGACGATAAGTTTTATATCGCAAAGATGGTAAAAGGAAATTCTGACCCGTTTGAGGTTGAATTTTTCCGTCTTGGTGGTGGACGTGCAATCACGCTTCCGGCAATGGATGGATATTCAATCAAGACCGTTCTTGATCAGCTTAATGCGGATGAAAAGGCACAGTTTTTCCGCGCAAACGGAACACCTGCTTTTGAATTCCGTATTAATGGTGGAATCGCAACAATCGATTCCGTCGTTACTCGTCCCGGTAGCGGTAAGGTTAGAATTATATGTTCACAGGTCGTTAAGGGTAATTAGGCCTTAACAGTTTGTCATTGCTACAGTATTAATCAAGGTTATGGATGCCTTCTATATTATGTAGAAGGCATCTACTAACCACATCTCTCAATCTTTAAAGGAAATAACGAGAATAAATCTAGTTATTTCTGTATTAAAGGAGGCTATAGTGGTAATTCATATTTCTGCTGTAAAAACAACGTCCATAGAAAGGAAGGTAAAAACTGTAATAGTGGCAATGGGCGCTATCAGTTTTATCGAATTTGAGTATAGCACCGATTTAAAGGAAGAGGGTTTTGTTGATCCAGAGAAAAGGTGCTCAGAAGAGATGTGTATTCATTTTAAGTACGATACTGCAGATAAGGAATTTAACAATGAAGATACCGATCTTACATTTAGTATTTGTAAATGTGATGATCTAAAAACCCCTGTATATCAATGTTATGATATACATTTGTTTGAAAAACAGTATCTTCAGGCAATGGCTGATTATTTAAAGGCTAATAAACCCATAAACGAATTATGTGATAATAAGAAAATCAATCAAATATTATAATACCGGCCCCCGATTAGGGGGTCCATATTTTACCCTTTAATGGCTTTTTTTAGCTATTAAACAGTTATAAATCAACATAATCTGGTATAACTATGATAGAAGATAATTAACCCAAACAAAGGAGTTTATTTATGAAAACACTTACAATTCTTATTGCATTGATTTCTATAAGCTTTTCACAATCAGTTAACCTTACGGGTATCGTTACAGATACCGGTAACACATTAATTTCTGGAGCCACCGTGACTGTTCTGAAAAGAAACCTTTCAACCGTAACTAATAGTAATGGTCAGTTTGCAATACAGTTTGTAAGTGTTACTAACCTATATGCTGATAAGCAAAAGACCTTAAAAATTAGTATAAATAGAAAGGTTTCTGGGAAAGCCTACGATTTAAGTGGAAGGATTATCAACAGAACGGTCGTTACTGGATGCTTCATTGAGGCAGCCAAAGGTTCTGAAGAGAAAATCATTATAAGAGGCTCAGGAAGGCAAGCTATCGTAGATGCGGTCAATGATACCATTGTTGTAACGAAGGCTGGTTACTGGAGCGCCAGGACGCCTATTACGAGCTATATGATGTCCGGAATAAGTATTACTATTTCAGACACCTCTGGGTCAATTCAGGACACTAACGGGAATGTTTACCAGACAGTCGTTATAGGTGGAAGGACCTGGATGCGTGAAAACTACAGGTGTACCAGACTTAGCGATACCGCTGAGGCAGCCAAGAATTCCAATTATATGCTACCTATATTTGATAGTCAGGATAACAATACTGACTGGGCAAATATGACTACTTACGCAGGTTGTTATTATAATGATATTTATAATAGTGATAGCGTAAAGAAGTACGGGATTTTGTATAATTGGAGGGGAGCGATGGCGGTGGCGGTACCGGATGGGTGGCATATACCATCAGATACAGAGTGGGGAGTATTGTACACAGCATTAGCAGCCACAGGTGGAATTCCAAATGATCCATATTTCAATTTAAACTTTCCTGGAACAAGAAGTTATAAAGGAGGATTTACTGGGAAGGATACTAGTTTTGATTATTGGAGTAGAACTGTTTATCAACAAGATACGACATCAAGATCAGGATTAGAAGGTGACGTTGAGGCTCTTGGAATTACCGGTAGACCCCAAAATATCAATAATGGATATTCATTGAGGCTTATCAAAGACAAATAACAAAAACAATTAATTCAACAGGGAGTTAACGTGGAAAAATTTATAACAATATCAAGGCTGACCGGCAATGCAGAAGCAGAACCAAGTACGCTATTTGTATGGTGAATCGTGTGTTGTTTGTGTAGACAAGTGTGGCGATGTGGTAGTACAAGAACCATACAATATGGTGTGCGATATGATAACAGAGGCTACAAAAGTATAATAGTATTATAAAAAAAGCGGCCTGGGTTAAACCCAGACCGCCTTATAGCAACAGTGAGGAGGAATAAGGGTGGTCTGTTGCTAATTAGTTTGAACAACAAACTCTTTTTTTAGGTATTGAAACAACGTATTTTTTTGAAGGAAACTGTATTATATTTGTTGGAATTTTATTGTGTTTTAAATATTTTATAGCACTTGTTAATATTTTAATACTATCTTCGGCTTGACCTATCATTAAGTTACATCTAGGACAAAGTATCCCCCTAACATTGTTTGTTATATGGTCATGGTCCACACAGCTTTTATTTAATTTGTTTTTACAAATTTTACATTTATATTTTTGTTTTGATAACATTTTATCAAAATCTTCTTTTGTCATATTGTATGAAAGCTTTAATTTACGTTTTCTATCATACTCTTTTTTTTCTTTTTTATGTTTCAAACCATATTTTTTCATTCCTTTTAATAATTCATCTTTGTGGTCTAAATAATATTTACTATGCTGTTTTATCTGATCTTCTATTTTTTTTATAAGGCATGATTAAATTTGACCATTTCTAGGAGGTTTTTGTTCTGGCAACCCTTGCATTTCAATTGCATTAACTGCGTTTGGATCTGAACCAGAAGCGGCTGGGCTTGTTGGAGTCTCTGCGGTAGCACCACCCTGTGTGTTTACAGGTATTTGACCAGGCGTAGGATTACTAGCCTGCAATCCAGGGATGGTATCTAAAATTACCAAATTCATACTCTTTAAATTTTTATAAATTTCTTCATAAAGTGATGGTGTACTTGCCTTACATGAAATCATCCGAAGACCAAATTCAGTTGGATCATATTGGGCAAGTTTAGCAAATCTTTGTGTAAGTATCATTATTAAATTAGGAATAGATATTGTGTTTGGGTTTTTACCTTGTTTGGCAGCCAGCGTTGAGACATCCTGCCCAACACCATCTGCATTCTGTTCGCTTGCTTGTTGGTTTTCAATATCTTGTTTTTGCATAGCCTCGGTTTGGTTACTTTGCATACGCTTATTTTGTTCTATTTGTGCGTCTGCGGAAAATAACGCAGAGACGATAGACCCAGCGCCCTGGGCTTCGGCTAAGCCTTCAGCCTCTTGTATTTTCATTTCAAGCCTTTTCTTTAAATCATCCTGTAAAGATTTGTATTCTTTTTCAGGTTCCAATCCAAGTTCGCGCATCACTGTTGGTTTGCTTACCATAGAATCAGAACCTTGTTGTTCAGCTAGTTGAACCATTAATTTCTTTTTGTCAAGATCATCTGCCATCTTGAAGTCCATCATTTTGGTATTTATTTTTGGTAATCCCATAAAACTAGCTACATTTTTAATTATAAAATCAATCATCTTTTGCATGTCGGTTCTATGATTTATAAAAGTGTTTTCAACTATGCGTAAAGATACATTACTTCCAGACCATGACGCACCTCCCCTTATTACTTCAGGCAGGACCCCCATTCCAGTTATAATTGTATCTTCAGAAGCTTTGATTTCTGGGCTTATCATTAACAATTTTGCATCCCCGCTAAAGTTTTGTAAGCCCAATGGTATAGGCATTATAGTTATATAGTTTGGGTCAGAACGCCATTTTCTAATCTCCGATTCCAGCTTACTTCTCCAATCGGATAATGAAATTGTTGCGTGTGGAGATACATCACCAGTTCCTTGCGGAAAGAGAATTCTCAATGGTACTATATGGTCAAATGCGATTAATTCATTTCCTTTGCGTAAAACCTTTGTATGGAAGATATCTTTCAATACTGCCATAGGTAAAGGTATACCCCAGCCCCTTTCACTGGGAACGATATACTGTGGGCCAGTGCGTTTGAGATGAAAAACATTATCAGCCATAAGTTTGAGTTGTTTTCTTTTTTCTACTGCTCGAATAACTTCAAGTCTAGTTCCATTGACAATATCCATATCTCCGCGCCTGATTGCGAATTGTAAATCTGCAGGTATGGTGTAATAATAGAAATGGTCACCTGTAATTGAATTATATTTTATATCTATATAAAGCAAATCCCAGTGAACTACACCAAGCTTACTTATCTCCTTTGTATTTATATCCCTGGCGTCCATTTCACCTTCATAATTACATCCAGGTGTTGCACATGCCGCTTTAAATTTAAAATTTTCAAATTTTACTTTTAAGCCGTCAGCCGTATGACTCTGTTTACACTTAGGACACGATAACATTCTTTTAAAAGGATAATTTATAGATATAATTGAATTTCCAAAAGCATAATAATCCATACCAGCTTGTTTCAAAGATCTCATTATACACATAGATGCTTCAAGTATATTTTTCCACTTATCAATAGTCTTATCATCTTTTAAAAATGTTTCATCAGTATCTTTATAAATCAAATCGGTTATTGGATATTCTGCCATTTTTGTGATGCATTGCGAAAGTAAACCATCTGAAACTACATAGGCAGCTATAAACTTTAAAATACCCTTAATTGATTTAGGTATAAATGTACTGGTCATATCTAAAAAAGGTGAGTCATAACGTATACTTCCACGAGTAAAACTCATCGAAACATTATTGTCACTTCCACCGGCAAGACCAGTCCCCGTACTAGGCGAAATGATCGTACCACCCCCAAAATCTTCAAACATAATAAATCTCCATTAATTAAAATAAGACGCTGCTGCCGCCTCTGCGGATATTAACCTTCTTGCCTGAATATCAATTTCCGTCTCTTCTATCTTTTCATTTTCATGAGAAACTATCTGCCTGTATTTTTCGTAAACGCTTTTCCATTGAGCTTTCATTTCTTCAGAAACAAGTTCAGAAAAAGCTACTTTTAGCATATCAAACATACTGACTGGAGGTAAATATAAACCGTCATCTTTCAAACAAATACAAATATACTTTATGGTATCATTTCCAAAATTACTTTCTCTTTCAGGCCTTATAAAATTCATTGTTTTTACTGCATTAATAATCATGCCAGGAGAAGGTTTTTTAATCATTTCAAAATCAGCTATACTTCCTGACAGTGATAAACAGGCCTGGTTAAATTCAAACCAGTCGAAGAACGCTTGGTCACTTCTGCATAGATGTCTTATAGCAAAAACCTTGTCTCTATTAATATCTTCAAGCGCAACACTAAACTTAAGCCACAACATTCTTTCCAACGTTTCAAATTCCCATTCCCACCAATCTTCTCCAAATTCTTTGTTCAGAAAAATATAAATAGATTTAGCCGAAGACTCATCGTTATTTAAAACCGTATTAAAGTTTATTACATTTTCTTTAACCTTGGGTTTTAAACTATCTGCACGCTTCTCTATCTCTCCCTTAATACGATCAACTTCGACCGGATCGTTTTGGAGCGTTGCCTCATAGAGGCTCTGGGCTAAAGTATTAGGAGTAGTCATTTTTTTAGCTATTAATGGATTTACAGAAAGCTGCTTGTTCAGTAGGTTTAAGGTTCTTAACTGTATTAACAGGATCTTTCATAAAACTTGTCTGGAAATCTTTACCCATAACTTCTGCTATTTTAATAATTTCTTTTTCGTCTGAGGCCAGTTTTTTCAATTTATAATCTGTAACATCTCCTGCTATTTTAACAGCATCGTATTCAGGATTATTAAGACTTCCAAAAACCGTCATGACAGGATCTACAATAGTTTTGTCCCATTGATATTCAAGACCGGCTATTTTATCAAATTCAAATAAAGCATCAACAATATCATAGGTTCTATTATCTAATATTTTAGTTGCTATCTTTTCGAGAAGATCTTCAACATTTACAGTGTTTTCATTATATTTAAAACTTTTGCCATGACAGGCGTGTTTGCGCATCTCAATATTTTTATTAAAATCTGGAGATATTCTTGCCTCTTTGATAAAAGCCCTTGAATAATTTTTTATCCAACCATTATCAAGATACATTCCTAACTCAGACGCTCTCTTCTCCATTGTGGAAGCTATTTTAACTCTATCATTAGGATGAAACCTTGTAAGATATTTATCAAAATATGTGGCAGTTTTTGTAAGTTGTTCTTTTGTTTCAATTGGGTATTTCCCATCAATAGCGTATCTCATAATAAAAACTCCGGTGTTAATTGTTATGATAAAGCTTCTTCATATGATATATTAATAGTAAATCTCGCATCATTAGTTCCTGTTGCGCCAACTAAAAAAGGTATAAGTGTTGTATTATTAGAGGCTGATCGTACAATATTAAATGTTTTATATTGATTAGCACCTGCCGCATAAAAAAATCCACAAACACTCATTACAAGAGTATTATTTTCTAAAGTATCATTTAAAACATTAAAAAAATAATTTCCACTTGGAGAAACAGCGTATCTATTTGCACATTTACATGAATCTGGAAGGCTAACAATTATTTTACTTAAAGATGATCCGTGATTAGATATACTTGTTACATCAAAAGAAATATCTAAATTAATAGTTTTGTTTAATTTAGAAACAAAAGCATGGTTAATACTAATATCTCCAGTTTCACCAATAAGGCTTATTGATACGCCATCACTTATATCTTGATAATACCCTGTGCTTGAATCTATTAAAGATTGTATACCAACATCATAAGTATTTGTTATCAATGATGTTGAACTAAAACTATCAACATTTACACTTCCTAAATAAACATATCCATTTCTTGAAATTGGTGTAGTGATACCGACATCAATAATATCTGATGTTATACTGGTTCCACTAACCAAACCGCTTTCATCAAATACTATTTCTTCAGTTATATTTGTTGAATTAAATGCAGTATTTTTACCATAATCATGAACAGATTCTGTTGCGGCTACCAAAGAATATTTTAAATATATATATATGTTTCCTGATATATACTGAGAAATATCAAGGGTTATTGGTGTTGCAACACTTATAATATAACCATCGGGTGTAAAACCGTATCCGCTTGATATTGAAACCGACGCTGGTGTAGACGATAAATAAGAGATTTTAAGCCCCTTCATGACCCGTCCATACAAAGCCTCTCCAACGATACCTTGTGCTATTCTTTGTGTGTTAGATAACATTGCAGCCTGAATAGACCATGGTGTGACAGAACCATCATTGGTATCGTTCTGTCCAAGGATATCGTTAATACGCTGTTTTAGGCCAGTCTGTATGTTTACACGTCTCATTGTATGCCTCTATTTTTTTTCTGGTATTGGCAGTGTTTTAGATGTTGAGCCAGCCATATCTATAGGTACATTTTTATTTTCTGGTTGTGATAATTGACCAGGTAGGTCAAAACCTATACAGTATTCTTCAAATTTCTCTTCAGGAATATAATCAGCGATAATATTTGATATAGCGGTAATAGAACCAACCGTTTGGTGAAATTGCGACTGCAGATCGTTTATAGATTTTTTTGCCTGATTAATAGATGCCTGGATATTGCTTGCGGTCTTATCATAATCAATAAGCTTTTCAAAAAACTTCTTAGATTCTTCAGGCCACAATTCAGGTTTTGTCAAAAGATATGAAATAGAAATTAACGATTTCTGTTCATGATTAAGCCTATCAAATTGTTCCTTCAACATGACATCCTCCAACTTTAAATGTTTAAAGTCCACCCTTAACTATTGTTATAATTGTACAATTCGTTCTCGTTATTTTGTGCATAATTGTTTTCGACAACATTAAAAAGCTGATTAACTTCTTGACTTATATCTATTATATTTGAAAACATTCCATCAAATGCAAAAATTTTATCTACTTCATAGGTACCACTGTCAATACCTGAACTGGAAACAAATCTTGAACCCTTCCAATTTTCCAGAGATATAGTTGTTTTTATTCCACCGATAACATCAACTATTCCATACCAGAATTTAAAATCTGTTGGAACCGTTCTATTAACAAACCTTACTTTAAGTATATCACCAGCAAACAATGAAACAGACAATGTTTCAAGATTTGTATAGGCACCAACATCCTGTATTGTTAATATGTTTGATGATAAAGTAAATGATACCTTATCTGAATTCAGATATGTATCATCTGCGGGAGATATAGCTTTAGGATTGTTTGCAACCATTGAATAATAATCAAGCGGAAGAACAAGTTTTGAATCACTATAAAATCTTATAGCGGGAACACCTGCCCATTTTATTCTTTTATATGAATTTGAAGATTGTGTTAAAGGTGAAAAATATTCAACATCAAACCTACTTATTGTTATTCTTGAATGAGTAGAAAAATTAAAAAAATTAGCTATTTTCCACAACTCGTTGGTATAATGCGGGTCTGGTGGAGATGAAATGTCTTTATCATAAATAGGAAATATGCTTCCAAATTTTGAATTGTCAATATTTGATGGTTCAATCTGAATAAAAGCTTTATATAAATTAAGATTTTTAGCGGTAATTAAATCAGAGAAATTTTTCATTATAGATGTATCATAGTTTTCGATAGCCGCTTGAAAACATTGAATACCCTGCATACCGGTATTATGTATTATTCTTGATATCTTTATACCAGATTCATAAATATCATATGTTCCATTTGGTAGTGGGTCTGATATAAAATAACCAGCATCATCAGACTGAACAATATCTACCATGTAACTGCCATTAGGCGTCTGTTGTTTTATAATTATCTGCGCATTTCGCAGTATATTTCCGGCGCTATCGGTGACATGGCCTTCAATTGGTTTTGATCTTAAATTAGAAATCATTCGTTCCTGCTACTTTCTAAGTGTTCATTACTGAACATTATATAATATAATACATTTTTTACCTGGATGCACATTTAAAATAAGACATCCCAAATTTTCTTATAATTTCCTTGGTTTCAATTTTTTTCCAGTCAAATATTGTATCAAAGTGTGAACCACCGTCTGATGTCCATGGGAAGTTAGACCATTGTTTTTTAGGAAGAGTGTTGGCCTTTATACTATCTCCTACATATTGTATCATGCTTTCACCAAGGTTTTCATAGGAAACTTGATAATTCTTATTTTTAATAACTCTTATCCTGAAATACAACTTATTGTCGTTTATATATCTTTCATATTCTGTTTGGTCTCCGGACCCAGATACTGACTTTATATCTATAAACCTTGTTATAATATTATCAACAATCCCTTGTACGGCCTGACTTGTATATAATTCAAATGAAACGTCCTTGCTTATCTGTTTTATCGGTTCATAGATAGATAATGGGCCACTATCACCTGTATTAAAATCTTCTGGATTCAATACAGGTAAGGTATTAGTTGGATCATAAAAAATCCACGCCTTGTATAATTGCCTGAAACCTTCGGTTGTCCCGCTAAACGGTTCTATATATATAATATGATATGTTTTATTGTTTAAATTATTAAGCAAAACCAGATTTGATTTTCCACTTAATATATCTTTATCGGTACCATAATTAACAGAATCGGGAAATTTAAAGACGCCGTTTTCGTCAACATATCCAATTATTGCAGTATAAAGATCATAGGATACTTCGTTTTGTGTAAGATTTGTAATATATAATAATCCATCGGTTGGGTCGTCGGGGTCGTCACTTATATGAACTCCATTAATTATTGATTTTCCCGGCACACACTGTGAATCGTAGCTGCCTACTGATAGTGGCCTCCAATTACTAAGCTGTTTGTCCCAGGTCTCTATAACGATACCAGACTTGGTATCGCCTGTCGATAGATCGTTATTATACATGGTGCTTACTTTTTCGGTAACAGGCTTGTATTCATCACCTGAATTTCTATCGTCTATCGATGTATCAGCATCTAACATTGTGTTTGCAAATCCTGAGAAGTATGCGTATAACCACCGTTTTACATCCGGAAGAGCGGCGTTTAAAGCCTGGTAATCAGTGAAATTTTTGAACAGTGTTGATACGTCTATTTCGCATACATAGCTCGGGTTTTCATTTCCTATGTACGATATGTAATTATCGTCGGCATATTTCCATTGCCTATTATCACTTAAACAAAATAGTTTCCTGTCTTTTAGATTGTCTGATAGATGTAGATCGTAGGTTCCGTATGTTCTATAATTTGTTTCACGAGGTTTTAATAATGATAATAAATTAAACTGTTCGGTTGTCCAAACCATATCAGACGGATAGTTTATTATATTTTCCCTGGAAGACACCAGGCCACTTAATCCACCCCCAATTTTAAATGAATTTGTCGATACCGAACCAGAACCATCATATTGTGACAATACCGTATGAGCTGTAAAAGAGTCGTCTGCAAAAGGTACATACCTATCATTATTTCCATCAATGGTATGATGAACCGTATCACCGATAATTTGAGAACCTGCATTAATATAAGACAGTTTTTTTAATACACAGGTTTCTTTATAATCAGTAAAATTCATCGCTAATCTTTCAGAATATGACCCTGGACAGAATGGAAATTCAACATTATAAATTACTTCGTATAATCCATCTCTGGCCCTTGTTATTTTAAAATGGTTATTTTTTTCAATTATTTTTATGTAACCATTTATACCAGGCAATTTTAACATTGGCTTAAATTGTTCATTAGCATAAGTACTATTTATTAAAGATGAATCAACAAAAGATATAGAACTTGGTGGATTACCAGAATCTATTGGGCTATAATTTGAACAATAAAGATTTAAAATATTTGATGTTCCGGTAATATTACCACTTGAATCAATATTTGTTTTTGATATAAAGCCTAATCCATTTATTTTTCTTAGACTATCAGAATATCTTGAATCACCAGAAACAGTAAATACAGTATGGTTACCAATTCCAACAATACCTTTTACAAAATTTTTTCCAACAAGGTCATCACAATAATCTTCCTGCCTGGTTATTATATTTGTAAATGTTTTATAATAATTATCAGTAACGCTACTAAAAGAATTTTGTTTTGAAACCGGATCATTTATAGAAACTGTCTCAATTATATCCGTATTATAATCTTTCATACTTAATAAATTATCTATTTCCTGTATTATATTCTTACCTGCTTTTATCTTTAAAAACATATCAGGATTATCTGCAGAAAAAGATTTAATAGGGTTGTTCCACCTATCGACAAACATATAGCTTACAATCTCTCCACCGCAAATTGGCTCGGTTACAAAATATGGTTCAGTCATCACCACCGCTGAATAACGCCTATTTCTCTCCGTATCAACGTCTATACCGCTATATAGATATTCAGAACCAACTTTCTTTCCTACCGCCCCTGTATTATCAATCATGTGTTTGCATATATTATAAACTATCCTCGATTGATCTTCAGGCTTTCCAAGATGTACTCCATTATTAAACGTCATCTGACCATTTTGTGGCTGTACCCATTGTGAAATTATCTTGGCCGGTTCAAGGATATTATTTCTTATTATAGCAGGAAAGAATATCGTTTTATTGTAATACTGTAACGGTATCGATCTATAAGGTATTCTCTTCCAATCATTATTATAATAATTAACGATTCCATAATAGGGAGAATACGATTGGTCATAATAATGTTTTGTGTCATTATAATAACAAACCCATTCGTTATTTAAATCGAAATAAAAATATTTAGGATTTGCTATATTAAATTTTACATCAATCATTCTTTTAATAAGACTGTTATCTTCGATAAAAGCGGTAGGAATAATTGCCGTAATTTCTGCGGCAGACTCGGTTGGTAAATCTTCTCCAAAAGGACTTAAAAAAACAGAACCTCTTTTTAATTCTATTACAGAATCGGTGTTTTGACCGCTCCAATAATATTTATCAAAGCCGTTCATGATTCCATCAAGATGTTCCCTGTAACCATTGGCAATAAAGGCAGGTGCTCTCCAATAGCCATGGTTGTAATCCTTACTTTCCCATACTCCGCCTATTTCATATGAATCGTTGTCTGTATGATTAAATTTTATCTGGTCAGAAACATTAAGATATTCTATAAGATCAAAATCAGCCTTGTTATTACTCACTGATGTATATTGTTTTCGTGTCAATTCAAAACTATTCTCCGGTAAAACCTGTCTTATCACCGTATTAAAAAATGAATAATTTTCAGTTATTCTTTCTACATTACCAAATTCCTCATACATTATTTCTTTATCACTAAAAAATGATATATATGCAATATGAGGATTTATCTTGGTATTTTTAGGATACTTAAATAAAAATTCAGCCACCCAGGAAAAGCTATCTATAGCGTTTCCTTTAGCAACTCCACCAGCAATAAAATTAATTGTATCTGAAAGCCCCGATATAACGTCGGTAGCCTTGGTTGATCTATTAGTATTTACAAATCTCATAGCTATCCTTTAGTTTATTAAGACTGGCGCTCCACCAAACCTGACATTATTAACAAAATTTTTATCTCCAGAAGCGCCTTTGTTAAAAGTATCGATAAGATAAACCGAAAACTTGTGGTTTGCCTCGTCGAATTTAAATGAGTATCTACTGTCCTTAAATATATTGTTGAATAGGTTTCCAAAAAAAGCATTATTTTTAGTTATTACTATTGCGCTATTTGAATTGTCATAATAAGCTTCAAACTCAGAGACAAGAATATCTTCTTTATCTGTTATTAAGATAAAATCATTATTCATTTCTTTTAATACCATTATTATTTTACTTTCTCTGGCGAAATCTATTCTATAATCGGTGTTATTATAAAAGTTATAATATAAATCGTAAAGATTTAATTCGGTACCTTTAAAATAATGTAATTCATCCATTAAAAATAATTTGTCCTGATATATAGATTCTATATCAGTCGATTTAAAAGTCAGATTGTGTATCTGTAGTTCATATGGTCCTATATCCACTATTCTACGATTAAAGATTCTATTGTTGTTTATAATATCGGTATCTATACCTATTACAAAGTTGTTATTGCCAGCATCGAATACCGGAGAGTTTAGTTCAGGTTTAAAATTACATGCCATTACCACGCTTACATCAAAATCTTGTACATAAAAACTTCCTTGTTCAAAAACAGGATCTGTATTTTCAAGACAATTTGGTTTTACGACATTGTTGATTGTTAAAAGTTTTATTGAGCTATAATTATATGTTAATACATTTGATATTATATCGTTTGTCTGTAGTTGTGATGTACTAAAACTTATATCAGAATTTCTATAAGTTATTATTTCTGAATTATATATTCTATTTACTGAATAGTCTATGTTATTAACTAAAAATAATGTATTGCTATCATTACTATTTCTATAAATAAAAGTAGTATTTATGGCTTCTATTGCCATGGTTGGAATTATTGAAATGGCCTCAAGATTTAATTGAACTATGCAATTAACAAATTTAACATTATGTGTTCCACTATATTGTATTAAATAATTATCATAAAAATCATCAGTTGAATAGATTTTAATATTTTTAAAGGTTAATAATTTCTGGTTACTGTTTGTATCTACCATTCCATCTTCTGGATATATCAATGAAGCTATATTGGTACTATTATTTTTAAGCTCAGGTGGATACGTTTGAATGATAACCGATAAACCTGTACCTCTTGGTCTTAATTTAAATTCACCAACAGGAACGGTCATTCCACCCTGTATGTTTATTTCAATATTATAAGAATCATAAAATCGATATAAATCTAAAAATTCATTAAGACTTATTCGTTCGGGACTACTTGTCGTTGTAGTCGAGCCTGGATAACCATCAATTGTAAAAAACTGATATTTATCAAGAACATCTGGTAACAAATTATCTATATCTTTACGTAAATGTAAGACAAGTGTTGGCGCTGTATCAAGTATTGCACAACTACATTCCATGGTAACGGGTGTTACTACCAGTTCTCCGGTACCGGCAACATTAACCATCTCAAAGGCACCACGATCCCAATCCCTTATCATGTCGGTGTTGTCATCATTAAAAAAATACAACGGAGTTGATAATAGATTTAATCCTGTTTTTAAAGCAGGATAATCCGTCGATCCAAGATAAAAGTTTTCGTTATCTTTATTTGCAAAGTTTATTATAGTATTTTTATAATTTTCTGTTCCACCAAATATACCGGCTGAATAGTCTTTGCTTATACAGTTTTTAATTAAGAAAAACGATGAATTAAAGTAATCGCATACAAAATCCTGATACCTTGAATTCTGACATATATTATCAATACATTCTGCAGACATTGGTGATGTAAAATATGTCGGATTTGAAAAACAAACTCCACGCCTGCAATTATACATTGTATTATTATAAATAAAAGCTTTTGAATAAGTTGTAGCGGTCAAATTTTCAATCTTTATTCCATCTCCATAACAATTATATATAAGATTATTAACTATAAAATAATTTGATCTTGGCGCTACGTTTGTTATATTTACCCCATCACCATAAACTTCAATTATATTTTTTGATATTAAGGTATTAACAGAACCTTCTATTACTATACCTGAACTTAGATTGTTTCCATATTCTTTAATGCACAAGCCTTCTATTTCAAGATAGTCAACACCTGAAGCATATATCATATATCCAGAAGATGTGGATCTTATTCCATATCCGTTGTTTATATTGCCATCATGGCGTTGTGTAGAATTAACTTCTTTGATATTGTCATGAGGGGTGAATATACGAAGATAACTTCTCTTATCACAAACAAAACCCGTTAAGTCAACAGGATATATATCGTTAACCGAATCATTATAACAAACTAAATTTAATTGAATGTTTTTTGAGACAAGGCTAGATTTATTATCAGAAACAGATTCATACAATGTTCCATAAATCCTGTTAATACTTCCAACCTGACCGCTTAATAATGAATCTAATGGAAGCCCGTCAAAATCAGTTACAACCCATTCCCTGTTATTAATTTTTTCTTTCAGAATACAATTAAAATCTGGATTACCCAATTGTTTAACCTGATTACCAACACCAATACCACTATCAACCTGATTTGTGGTAAATATTATTTTACTGAATATATTAACACCGTTTTCTGTTTCATTTACTATACTGAAATTTAAACCACCAAAACCAGGTTTTGTTGAAAAATCATTATTGCTCATTCCAATAGCATAAAAAACTTTAACAGGTTCAAATTCATTAGCGCCCAATCCCCAGCTCCTTGGTCTGCTATAACCCTTGGAATCTACCGAGAAACCATAATTACTATCCTGTACCAACTGCATTCCTGTATCAATGACTTCATTATTTGAGGTGATATAATTATTAAGACCTACATTTTTATAAACTAAGGTTATATTATTTTGACAGTTATTATTGGTTCCGGCAGAGGCATCTCTGCTTAAACAAAACTTAATGTTGGTATTATCATTATATCCGTTATAAGAAATGTTTGTAATATCAACTATGTTGTTTATAACGGTGTCAGTTGATGAGTTATATATTCCATTTTTGTTTTTTGACACTATAGTATTATTATAAACGATATCGTTTCCACTGGTCTTTATTCCATATTCATAGCACCCATAAATAATATTGTTCGCTATTATAACCGAGCCACTTGTATTATTTATAATACCAGTATCTGGATCTTCTATAATACACCCAACAACTTTTGAATTGACTGCATTTTCAAAAGACACACCTTTGTTGTTGTGACAAATTATAATTAAACCCTCTATAACAATATATGGTGATTGTATGTCTATTACGTTTCCAAGAACATCTGAAAGTTTTTTAATTGCTGCTGCGGATGTTATTTCAGGATTATGATACCATCCATTGTGGCGCTGTTTGGTATTACATTCATTGGTTAAATCATAAGGGGTATAAATTTTTAGGTAATTATCTTCATCGCATTCGTAATCTTGTATTACAACACTTGTGTTGTAAAACGTATTTGATTTATAAACAGATAAATTTATTTGATACTTAGATTTTTTTAATGAATTAAATTCAGGTCCGCTAGTATTAACGTCGGTTAACAATAGTTTTATCCCATGACCGCTTTCAACAGCTGTATTAATATCGTTAAACTTATGTTTTATAGATACAACAGGACTATTAATTATGTTGGTTGGTACCCTACCGAATTTATCTATTACTTCCCATTGAGAATAACTTATGCGTTTTGATAGAAAACATTCATTAGTACCATTATATATAACAGAGTTTCCAACACCCACATTGTCATCAACCTGGTCAAGGCTAAAAATAGCCAAACCACCAGAAATTGTTACATATAGATTTAAATCAATTGACGTTTTAAAGTCATTTGTATTTGGACTTATCGAAAAGTATAGTTGTATTGTTTCTATATCAGGGTTGTCATCAAAACCTATGGAAAAATTTCTACCAATATTGTTTATATCAAGACCTTGGTTTATAGCCTGCCAATCAGCTCTGTTAAGGTGGTAGTCTTTATTTGACGGGTCTACATATTGTAAAACAACGTTGTTAAAACAATTAGATCCGATAGCCGTAGCATCATGGGCTATACAATAAGATATGTTTGCTGAAGAATCTAATCCAGCATAACTAGTTATAGTCGCAGGTCCAACAATATTATTAATAGAATATGAACCTGGGTCTAATAATAAATTAATGCCTGTAGTTGTTGCAATAACAGTGTTATTATAAACAAAAACATTTTGTGCCGCTATTCCGTTTGTGCTTCCATAAATAAGATTGTTTAAAATATAAATATTTGTATTTGAATTTGGTCCATTAATTCCTATAATTACATTTCTTATAATATTGTTTTTAATGATATTTGAATTTAAATTAATTCCTAAATTAATACCATTATAAGCACTACTTACAGTTTCTATTTGAAGACCAATAATATCAATAAATCCTGAGTTTAAAATTATTGCCGGTGTCCCTGTTATGTTCAAAGTGTATGCAGATGAAGTCCATATGCCTGCATTTCTTTGACTGGATTTACATTGAGTTAAATGATCGTATGGCGTTAATATTTGTATCTTATGGTCAGAATCACAAATCCAGTCTGTATCAATTATAACTGGTGTTGTATCAGGAACAGAATCATTATAACACCATATAAATACATTGATACCAAAATTTGTAACATTTTTAGTTACATTGGCTTCTAAATCAGCAAAGGCGGTAGGGATATCTGTCGCTTCTCTTTGTATAGAAGTTATTACGGCGTCTGTTACATCAGCAACAGCATCTCCAGTAGCAGTCCTTACAGCCCAAATGTTTGAGGTACCCTTATCAGAAAGATAACATGTTCCACCAGAATATTCTATTTTATCTCCTACGCCTATAGGATTTGAAAAAGTTGAACTAAACGTTAAAATACTATTTTTAATAGTTGCTGTAAAACTGGGGGAAAAACTATTGTTTCCTACAGAAAAATTAACTATTCTATAATTTATAACAGCATAGTTATCGCATCCAACTGTCCATTTATACAATGAATTACTACAATTTTTAAAATCGTTATATATCTGATACAAAGGATCTGTAGATAAAATGGCACAGTCCGGCATGTTTAATGAATCATAAAAAGTAAGTCTGTAATCATTATTAACCTTATTTGAAAAATGAACCTTAATAAAGCTTTTATTAAGCCTACCTGTATAATCAAATATAGAAGTATCGCTGGACCAGCAGGACTCAAACAAAGTAATGTTCGGGTTTAGGCATGGGACAAAATAATCCCTAATTGTAGCGTCTTGTACGAGGTTGTTTTTTAAATAGGCTTCATTGGTGTATTTAAACTCGTTACTCATTTCAATTTTAATACCATATTCACCGCCAATAATTGTATTACTATAAATTATTGTCTTAGAATTATGATTATCAAAATTGTAATTCTTTATATATAAACCGCTTCCATTATAATTATAAATAAGATTATTAGCTATAATAGATTGGTCGCTTGGATTGCTGTTATCAATATTTATTCCATTATCTATACTATTAAAAAGTATATTATTGGTTATGGCATAATTTTTAGTAGTAACAGTTATTCCATGTGTTTGTGATGATAATTGTAGCCCATCTAATGTAACATAATCAATATTTACTGCTACAGGTGTTTGGAAATGGGTTCCTCCGGTAGCATACCATTTTCTTGAATCATAAACACCATAATGTCTGCGACTTATGTTACAGTCTTTTGTTTTATCGTTAGGTGTTTTAATTGTAAGGTTTCTTGTTTCATCAAACAATAAACTGGTATGAATTTTAGAACCCAAATCAGATGGTCCATATGAACAATAAACAGTTGCTTTTAAATCGTTTATTATATAATCAAAACTATCGTTATTACTGTAATATAAACCAGGAAAACCAACATTAGAATTATATAAAACCTGATAAAGATTGTTAAATTGAACAGTTATAGAACCAACACTTATTGGTTCAAGTTGGTTTATATTTGCACTTCCAGTTATTGGTTCAGTAACCAACCATTTTTTATTAGGGTTATAAATATCTATTATTTTTTCATACAACACAACAGCTTGACCTAACCCGAAAAGAACAAAACATCCACTGCATAAATTTTCATTGTTTTGAGCTTCACTAAAAGTTAATATTCCATCTTCTATAATAATTGTAGGTGTACCTGTTTTTAAATCAGTATAAGAAGGATTACCAATAGCGATTCTTAATTCTCTGGTAAAATGAGATGCACCTATCTGCCACGTATCATCTATTTTATTTCCTGAAATATCTTTATCAAATGGAAAATAATCATCAGTAGATAAATCTAAACCAAGACGTATAGCGGGGTCGTCGGCTTTAGGATCAAGTCTAAAATCATTGTTTAATGAGTCTTTAAAAAGTATAGGTGTATCAATATGATTACCTGAAGCATCTGGTATTGATTCATCATCAGTGATACAATAACTTATTAGGCTACTCATTCTTAAACCTCTGAAAAACAACTGGAACCAGTTGTTCCTTTTTGTATCAAACAATTTTTTATACTATAATCACCAACATTTGCCGTAAGGTTTATTCCTATATTTGTAAAATCAACTATAGTATTATTATAGGCATTTAACAATTTATTATTAAGATTAATTCCGTCGATCATACCATAAATAATATTACCAACAACAACCTGATTATCCAACGGTAATTGACTTGAATATATACCATACTTTGCATTACTTAATATATTATTAAGTATTTTTGTTTTACGTAA